GCATGAGGATGGCAGAATAACAACTGACACGAGCGGGAAAGGCGTGCCGGTTTACGAGCGGATCATTGACCCTCGAATGGCCAAGATCCAAACGCCAGGGGCTGGGAGCGGCGCGGTTTCGATTTTAAGCAACCTGGACGACATGGATTTTGTCTGCCAGCCAGCACTGATCCCTGGTGGCGGCCAAGGGCACGAGATAGAGCAGGGCCTCCAGGCTCTGAACGACCTAATGAGCTACGACCGCAGCCAACCGGTCGATGCGGTGAACCGGCCAAAGTTTTACGTCTCTGAGGATTGCCAAAACATTATCTCTGCGCTGGGAGAGTATACGGGCCAGGGAGGGTTAAAAGAGGCCTGGAAGGACCCGATTGACTGCCTCCGGTATGCCGCAATCAGCAATTTACAGCACGTTGATGACCCGGTTTTGCGGGCCTACTCGACAAACCAGGGGAGCTATGGCGCCCCCAACAGACACTCAGAAGTAAACTCAACACAGTTGGAATGGTGAACGACGTAAAAGAAGGAGACCTACCACAAAAAGAGGTCATAAGACTGCTCCGGATTTCGGGGAACCGAATTAAGAAGCTCCGCGACGAGCACATGTCTACGGAAGATTGGTATACTGCTCCGACAAAAGGACGACCATCTATTTTCTATCGGCCCAGTGGTATTGCGAAGCTGCAGATTCATCATGCTGCTGCTCGGATTCTTCCTTTGGCGGTCCCCAGGTTTCAGCAAGCGGTGATGTTGCCGTTACCTCCAAACAAGCAAGGCAACAGGATCTGGGCGCGGGTAAAACAACAGACCGGGAAGTGGGAGAAGCACCCGGTTTTGATTACGCAAAAAATTGCGCGTCACATGGCTACGGGCAAGCCGTTCAAAGTAAATTTAGTGGAAGACGAGAATGGAAACAAATCATATAGACACGAAAGCCTGTGCCCTTGAACACGGTGACCGGTTCCTGGCGTGGGACTATTGTTACTTAAAGATTCGAGGAGCAGTTTTAGGGGACGTGGAAGAAGCGTCTTTGGAAACCATTTCTGAGCGCACCGGTCACGACGAGCGGTGGGCATACAAACTTGTCAATTCTCTGCAGAAGCGTCTTTGCGAAAAATGACGCTACCAAAATCAATACGGATTGCTGGCGTTACTGTGAAGGTTGTCGAGCGAGATCTATCCGAGATGGATTGCTACGGGCTGTGGAATATGGACAAGAAAACAATCACGATCGGGAAAGGTCTCAGCCCTAAGTTGCGACGAGAGACCCTGTGCCACGAGATGCTGCACGCGGTCCTGGATCTTTCTGGAGTTGGCTTCACTCAAGGCTTCCCTGACGAAGCGGTAGTAAGAGCAATCGAAACTCACTTCCTGGGAGCATGGGAGAGAGTACAAACACGCTGGCTAAATTGAAAATGACCATCAAAGAAAAGATCAAGCGGGCCCTACTTGCGGACCCGATGAAAACCAATGGGCAAATCGCGCACAACCTGAACAGCAGAGTGGCCGTTGTCCAAAAGATCCGAGACAGCCTAGACCTTCCAAACGCCCCCAAAGGCAGGCCTAAAGGATCAAAAAAGGGCAAGACACTCGAGGAGTTTCGCGTGAAGCACGATGTTGGGTTAATCATTCAGCGCAAGATAGACAGCGTGCTTTCAGAGGATTCTGAAGAGTATTTTGAAGACCGAGATTTCCGCGAAATGTGCGAGGTGCCGATCCACAGTTGGCGCCGTTTTGCTGACTCGAAAAAATTCGAAGCCTACCGGCTAAAGCGCGGCGGGCACAACCTCTGGGCGTCCCCGCAAGTGATCTTGCAAATCAAAAAAGTATTAGGAATTGAGTGATGTCTAAGAAAAAGAGCAAAGGAAAAAGCATCGAGGACCTGGCACAAAGCAAGGGAGTTGCCGGGCAGATTTTATCTTTGCGAGAGCAGCTTGAAACATTAGCGAGCGCGCGCGCAACGCAGCGAGTTAACATTGGCAGGAAAGCGCCCCCGTTTCGGTTTGGAACATTGAGCTGCACGCATTTCGGTTCGATCTATGAAGAGATCGGAATCACGAAAGCGATTTACGATTGGTTTAAACAGGAAGGAATCAAGACCGTCTATCATTGCGGTGACATGACGGAGGGCGTGCAGATGCGCAAAGGTCACGAGCACGAAGTCCATAAGCATGGAGCGGATTCCCAAGTTGACTGGGTAGCCAAACATTACCCTTACATCAAAGGTATCACTACTCACTTGATCTCTGGCAATCACGACGAGGCGCACATGAAGAATGGAGGTACTGACGTGTGCCACCGGATCGGAGAGCGGCGTGAAGACATTAACTACCTGGGAGCTGACGTGGCACGATGGATTGTTAACCGGGCAGGGGAGGAGAAAGACATCAGGATCGACATGCTGCACCCAGGAGGAGGGAGCTCGTATGCGCTCTCTTACCGTATTCAGAAAATCATTGAGTCGCTTGAAAGCGACAATAAGCCTGACTGCTTACTCGTTGGGCATTTCCACAAAGCGTTTACACTGCCGGCTTACCGGGGTGTAGCGGCTGTCCTGGCTGGCTGCACGCAACGTCAAACAGGATTCATGGCCAGGCTTGGCCTCCAGGCGCACGTAGGCGCGCACATTGTTGAGTGTCGCGTCCTGGACGGACAGATCGTGTTTTCTTCTACCTGGCGGGGTTTTACTCCGTCGAAGCAAGAAGTCCCTGTTCTGGAATGACCCACGATTTTATCGAAGATGCCGCCAAAGCCTGCAATAAAGAGAAAGTGCCATTCATTCTGGCTATGAGAGCGGGCGGAGAGGACGGAGATTGGCGGGTGACTTACAACCTGCGCCACCACAAAGGACGCACTAGTATTAGCGAGCATTCTAAAATTATCGAGCTCATGCGCTTTGTTCTATCGGACTACGAGGACGAATCAGACACGAGGTAGTAGATTCTAGTTGTGACGGATAACGCTCAAGTTCACGCAGCAGACGGCCCAGACGTTGGGGATCTGTTGCGCTCGTATAAAGAAACGATTTCTCACCTTGGCCACTGGACGGATCAGTGCTCGGTCTCATTTGATGACCGCAGAAACTACTGGCCGGGAAAACGGAATGATCTTCGCAAGAGTGGGGCTGACGCTTTGCCCTGGGAGGGAGCTAGCGACTGCGAGAGTTTGGTCATATCTGAGCGGATCCAGGCGTATGTAGCGCTCTGTATGTATGCGCTGAACCGCGCAAACATTCGTGCATACCCAGTTGAGTCCGGAGACGCGGGTGCGGCTCAGATCGTTTCATCGTTTATCCGTTGGATGCGTGACTCAGGGATTCCAAACCTGGACACTACAATGGAAGAGGCCTGCAACTTCCTATTCGAGAAGGGGCACGCCATTTCCTACGTTGGATGGGAAAGTAAGGACATCACGCAAATGCAAGTGTTCGACCTCGAGCAGATTGCACAGCAAGCGCCGGACATGGCGCAAATGTTGATGGACGAAAGCTACGACCAGGAGATGGTCGATATGCTTTTGAGTCAGTGGCCAAAATTAAAAAAGAAAGCAGCGAAAAAAGCCCTGCGGAAATTGCGCAAAGAAGGATACGCCGAGCTGCCGGTCTATCTGCGCACTGTTAACCAGCCAGTTGTTGAGGCCCTGGCAACGGACATCGACATCTTTTTCCCTCACTACTGCACAGACCCAATGGCGGCGCCTTTCTGCCACCGTAGAGTCCTGATGACTCCTAGTGACCTGCTGTCAAAAGTTTCGACTGAAGGCTGGGATGAGAAGTGGGCTAATCACCTTATTGAAAAGCTGCGCGGTCAGCACACGTCAGATATCGACTCGAAAGATTCCGCTGCGTTTCTCGGCCAATTTAACGAAGGCAACTCAGATTTCGTAGAGGTGATCTATACGTATCAGCGCCTGATGAAAGACGGCGCAGAAGGGATCTACTGCACAGTCTGGCACCAGAGCCACACCGGTAACAACGCGCACGCGAAGCACAGCCTGCTTGATGGAGCCACAGAGTATCCTTTTGTGATCACTCAGCTGCACAAAGACACAAAGCGCTTCTACGATACCCGGAGCATGGTTGACCTGCTGCGAGGGACTCAGTGGCTTGTAAAGGCTGAGCGAGACTCGCGGGTGGATAGAAGCTCCCTGGCAACGCTGCCGGCGTCTAAAGGCCCCGTAGGGCGCCCTAAGCCGGAGTTCAGGCCAGGTGGGCACGTTACTGAGCGGCGCCCTGGAGAATTTGGCTGGATGGATCCGCCACCGGCAGACCCAGGGAGCCTGGAGGTAGAATCCACGATGCTTGCCCAGGCAGACCGCATGGTGGGTCTTTCAGATCCGAGCGAAGACCCCGAGGCTCAGATGAAAAGAGCCTTCTATATGGACAAGTTTTTAAAGCACGTCCAGGGAGTGCTCAGCGAATGCTACAAGGCCTACAATCGCTATGGCCCGCCATCAGTATTCTTCCGAGTGTCAGGTATTCCTGAGCCTCAAGAATTCACCAAAATGCCGACCGATCACGAGATGGATCTGAAGGTGCAGTTCGACATTCAGAATT